ACGACTGACGCGATGTCACACTTAGGCAGTGAAGGTCTTCCTTCTGTAACTGGTGCTGTCCCTCCTAATCCTGGGCAGTTAGGACAGGTTAAAGGCGCACTGAAAGATTTGAAGATTGGTGCGAATATAACCCCTGAACAGATTTATATTGAACTTGGCGTCACTGCTGCACTTATGATATTGCGTGCACTACTAGCTGATAAAGAGAATGAGATGAAAGGTGCATCAGAAATGATGGGGAATATTAACGCCATTAAAGCAGCTAGAGCCTCTGGTAAGGAACCAGAGCCCCAACTGAACATTGATGAACTCGACCCTAAACTTTCCGCCTTAGCTCAGCAAGCCTATAACAGGTACATGAAGTTGGTTGACTCAAGTATGGAATCTCCCAAGAAAGGTACAGCGGAAAAGATTTTAGAATTAAAATCTCCAAATAAACTATTGAAGAAAAGCGAGTTTGATGTGCTGTACGGTCCACCTGTTTCTATTAAAGGACAGTTTATTCTATCAGAAGATGGGTTATATTACGACTCCAGAACAGGAGGATTACCTGATGTGTCTGGGTTTATTGAAGCTTCCAAATCCTGGAAGTTAAACTTCGCTCCGAACCTTGGAGGTAAAGGTGTTGTTCTTAATTCGGAAGGGGTGGAGGGTTTAATTGATTCTATTTTTACGGTTGGTAGTTTAGATACTGACGAAAGTTTAGAAAAATACTTTGAGTCGGATGCTTTAATTCAATCTTTTGAGCGGGATAAGGCTAATCAAATTTATAATGTATCTTCTCAAGTAACAGAACTATTAACTACACATGAGTATGACTCGTCTTCAGCTATAGTGCAAAATTACTACCGAAATATGGGAGCTATTGCGGCTTTGTTTGATGCGCGTATCGTCAAACGGAAAAAGCAAGTACAGCTTGGAGTAGTTTTTGGTGGGTATAGTTTAACTGAAGATACTTACGAAAAAGGCGCTGGAATTTTAATAAACAAAGTGGGGGATGAAGTAGATATGGTCCCCGTAAATGATTTTACCTTTTTGAAAGGGAGCGGAGTGTCCCCCACTTTACAACAACAAATAGATGTGGTGCTTATGTCAGAGGATGTTGAGGACACTACTTTACCTATTATTCCAAAATTTCTAACATCTAAAGCAGAAGCTATAGGGGTCATTGATACTTTTAGAGTTGAGAAGCCTACGATTGGCTCCTTTAGCTACTATCAAGCTTCAGCGGGTTCTGATGTGGTTGATTCCCTAGCTCCTCAAGTTAATAACTTAACGGATTTTATGGTGCAAGATGGTTTAATTATTAATTACAGCTTCATCAATCCAAATGTAGAAGGTTCTCCATCAGCTAATGTATTTAATTTGGACAACGCTGCTGATAGTAACAAAACCCTTAATGGGCAGCTAGTCGCTCAAAGTATTGAGCACGTATTCTCTGGAGGTTTAGGGATTGCGTATTTACAGGGAACTGATTTGTCGGCAGGTCAATCTTACGTGAGACTTCCAAACAACTCCAGAGATGGAGAACCTTACCCCGGCTCCGTACCTTTAGATAACCTTCTATACTCTAAGGAAGGTTGTACCATTGATTTCTGGGCTCATCTGCCTAGCCTCCCCAATTCCAGCGACCTTGAATTTCTAGATACGCACGCATACCGATTAGTTATGGCAAACGAAAACTCTGGAGGCTCCAACAGGCCAGACTCCGATACTGCAGTGTTTGCTGACCGCACCGTCCAAGAATATACAGAAGGTATGATTATTGGATTTCGGGATAAGGGAGGAGCTACTGGAGCGTCTGGTGGGGAGTTTGTTGTACTTCCTACGGTGGCTCAAAATCATCAAGATGGGTTATGGGGGCACAGCGTGTGTATTGCTGAGAGCCATCAAGTACCTTGGCCTACCACTGAGCAAACAACGGAACTTGGTTTTAAAGTTCCTGTTACAACAGAGTTTCACTCTGCTTCAGCCCACGACGAAACCCCAAACACAAAAACAATTGCCTCTGTAAATACAGAGTTTGTTCACTTTTCCCTAATTTTAGACCCTCCAAAGGATGCTATAAGTTTGTACTGTGATGGTATGTTGGTGGGTTCAAATTCTATTAGAACATCTTTTGGGATGGCGAGTTCTATGGATTTACTTAATATCCCTACTTGTGCCCGCAAAGACAACAGGTTTGGCAGGTTTGATATAAACAGCTTCGATTGGGCAAAAAATACGGGACCTCGAATTGGAACTACTGGAAGCTCTCCTCTTTTACATGAGCTTGCCTTTACTCCTTGGGTTCTCGGAGGTGGATTTACAGACGGTATGCCGGGAGGATTCTTAGGTAAAAACACAAATACGACGTATAACCAACCTCCCAATGACCCCACTAGAAAGGCACAGCACCAAGATTGGCCTGTGAACTGGGAAACTCCCGAGCCTGCAAGGTCAGGACTTGAAGGGTTCTTAGGCAGTTTCAAGGTATACAATAGACCCCTATCTAAAGAGGAGGTTGCTAGAAACTATAAGCTTCAACGAGGCTTCTTCAAACACATTAAACTAGACTAATGGCTCAACGCGATACGTTCTTACAAACAGAAACATCTCCCATTAAGGGGATTAGTTTTCCTGCTATTCATGGTACTGGAGGATTGTTTACACAATCTCCTGGAGCAGCCGCTATTTTGGCTGGCTTAAAGCAGTTGTTACTAACAAACCAGGGAGAACGTGTTATGCTCCCAGAATATGGAACTAACATACGAAAGCATTTATTCGAGCCAGACGACATCCAAACAAGAACCCAAATACAAAGAGAGGTCGAAGCCGCAATTTCTCGATGGGAACCTAGGGTTTCATTGCGCAATATCTCCGTAACCCAAGACACTAGAGCTGATAGAGCTGATTATAGCGCACTGAAAATCAGCTTAGAATTTACTATCGTAGACTACCCTTATGAGGTACAAGAACTAACCCTAATATTATAATGAGTTATATTAAGAATCCAGAAGACTCCCGAGGAGTATACAACTCCACTGCCTTTGACGGTACGCTTGAATCTGATTTCCTTGAAATTGGAAAGATGACTGATGCGGCTAAAAAAGAACTTATTAATTTTAATGCGGATGGGTTTGATGAGTATAAGAATGCACTGTTGAATTATTTACAGGCAGTATACCCTACTGATTATACTAACTTTGTTGAATCTGATTTAGGTGTTATGATGGTAGAACTTTATGCATACTTAGCCGCAACTCTTTCGTTTAAAGCTGATATGCTTGCTAATGAATCATTTTTATCAACGGCTCAAAGTCTGTCTAATGTTCGAAAATTATTGCAACTAATTGGCGTAGATTTGAGAGGGCCTGTATCTGCTAAGGCAACTGCTTTACTTAATATAACTAACTCTACTACGGTATCGGATAGTGCGACTCTGAAGATTAGTAAAAGTGGAAGGACAGTAGCTGTCCCTAATACAAAAGGGGGAGGGGTTTTAAATTATTCAGTGTACAAGTACAACACAACCACTGGAGAGATTGACCTAACTGAAGAAGATATTATATTAAATAAAGATAACTCATTAGAAAGTGGCGGTGTGAGTTGGAATAATTTAGTGTTAATGGAAGGTACTTATAAAACTTTAACTGGGGCTTTCTCACGAGATGCAGTCACGCACACTATCGAAATTCAGGACTCCAACGTTACCGAAGGAAGTATTACGGTTACTGACCAAGAAGGGAACGTGTATCGGGAGATTCGAAATATTTATATGGCGTCAGGCGCCGATGATTCCGTTTTCCATAAGGTGTACAATGATGATTTTTCAGTTAAGTTAACTTTTGGAAACGGGGTTAGAGGTAAACGACCCACTCCAGAAAGCACTTACACCGTACGATACCGAGTTGGTGGAGGTGAGTCGGGTAATATTCCTACGAACTTTATTGATGTAATTTTAGAGGGGACTCATTCAACTAATGGTTCAACTCCTTTACAGTTAAGGAATATTAAGAATGCAACTGGAGGTATGGGAGCAGAGACGATTGAACATGCAAAAAAATGGGCACCAAACGTGTTCCGAACCCAATACCGCGCAGTTACAGGTCAGGATTATACTACTCTTGCTAATACCTTTGCTGGTACTCAAGGTACTAATCCAAAGTCTATTGCTGTTCTTCGACGGTCCGGAGCTGGAAGCAACATGATTGATATTTATTGTTTAGCAAGAGCTACGGGTAGACATCTGGAGCGAGCCTCATTAACTTTTAAACGAGAGCTTCTAGATTATATAAACCAATTTAAAATGTTAACTGATGAAATTAGTATTGTGGATGGGTTGGTTAGAACAATTGATTTGGTTACTACCATTTATGTTGATAAGCGCCACCAAGATTTCGAAGGTGCAATTAAGACAGGAGTCAGGACAGTTGTGGAGAACTACTTCAATCCAGATGTTAGGGAGTACGGAGAACTTCTTTCTGTGGGGGATTTAACAAGAGCAATTTTTGATGTTGACTATGTTAGGTTTGCCAACCTAGACAATTTGGAGGATGATGTGAAAGTTGCCTTTAATGAGATTGTACAATTAAATAACATTGAACTAACTATTGAGTACGTATAATGAGTAGAAAGTATAAGCACGACTACGTCGAAGTAATTAAACGACTAGTTCCTTCTTTATATGAGGACATGGATTTTTCCGTTTACGGGAAGATGGAAAATGATAGTGTTTATAAGGTAGCCGGAAGTTTAGTGCAATACGTGTCAAAGCACATTCAAGAGGATTTTAACCCAGGTAATTTTGATTCCTCTTCGTGGTCGCAGTACTTTATACCGTCAAACAAATTAACTAAGGTAACTCCGGACTTGTTCCAAGAATGTGTGCTAACTCCTTTTGGGAGGTCATATTCAGACTTCTCTACTTCTGCGGAGTTTGTTACTTTTATTCAAACCTCAGCATTACCTGGGATGCGATGTACTGGATTATCCACTTCATACGTGGATAAAATGAAAGACCTGCACCCAACACTTTCAAGTGCAGCAGAAGTTCAGAAGTTCCTTCAACGCAGTTTAGGGTTGTTTTACTTATTAAATAAAGAAAACTCTACCCTTAATAGCAACCCAACTGATGTTTCGGGATTGCCCACGAAAGCGGCAGTTACTGTATTTTTAAACGAAGAAATCACAGAGGGGGATATGGTGAAGGTTTTGATGGGGCATTTATGGACTCATCGAGAATCTAGCACAAGTGTTACTCGCGAGCATTTTTCTGAGCTATCTGACTATGTTGTTGGAGATGCAGGGCTGTCCGGTGCCTACACTTCCGGAACACAATTACTAGACTCTTTACTAACTCATGTTAGTATTCTTTACACTTCAACTGATGAGTCTTCCGATTTCTTACAAACTTCTTTTGATTTATACGAGACGTTAAATCAAGTGCCAACAAGGGAAGAAGTTGCCGCACCCTTTACTAAGTATTTGCGAGCGTTAGCTTATG